GAAAACTACAGTCGCCGTCTGAATGTCGTTAGGCAAACTAAACACTTCATTCGGAACTGTCTCGGTCCCTGCATAACGGCCTATGTCTTTCAAGTCTACTATGGGATTCACCACGTGAACACTGTGGCGCACTCCGCTTCCAGCCCACGCATTCCTGAAAAGGTCCATATTGGCTGCTCCAGCACTTACAAAAGTCACATCTGATTTTATCATTTTCGGGTAGACCTCGTGAAATTGCTGTCTCCTAATGGCCGCGTGGATCGGGTGTCGATGTGGTACCGCGTTCCTTACCGACCAAGGAATGGCCAAGTCGTTTGCTGCAACTTGATTAACAGCTGGAATCGCATAAGGGCAAATGATGTTCATCTCTGGCAATTGACTCATGACAACCGCTGAGGTTGCGGCATCAATAGCTCGAACAACATCAGGTGATCGATGTGCTGCTAAAGCCTTGTCCATAGGACTAGCTGCCTCTCTGGAAGATCCTACCAACCTTGTTTGGTTAGCTCTAAGCAACTCCTTGAATTCACGTTGCGTGTAGGCACCGGGTACATCATGCTCGCACCACTTCTCTCCGCAATTGTAATTCCAAGCTGAATGAGCCTTGATGACATGAAGATCACCATCTTCTTGCCAGCACCACTCAATGACCACGAAATACTCACCAAAGTCATCGTCGATATCTGAGATTAGATCCGCTAGCTCGGCGGCACACATCTCAAATTGATCGCCTTTGTAAAACCCTGGGATTTTCTTCCAACAGTCACCAGCGCCTTTCACCATCACAGGAACTTCTTCCTGGATTTCGAGTTCACACTCTTCTACAGGAAGGCGCGCAAGCGCAGCATCATCCTCTGCAGACTCCAAATCCTCTTCAGTGGTCTCCTCAACCGACGCAATGATCGAGCGCAAACTGCTGCTCAAATCCAAAGCATCCTTCTCAAAGCTCGCAAACTCTTCCGACATCGAGCGCATCAAGCTGCTCAAATCATCGAAAGTAATCTCATCAACACCGTCGACTAACACTTCATTCAGCTCGTGATCTACTGCTACCTCTTCGAAGTCGCCGAGGCATTCACGACCACCCAAGTAAGGGTAAATATTGGCCTTGTCCAATATCTTGGTCTGATGCGCTTCGTGTTTTCTACCCAAAGGGTCAGCTACAACGTGCCAGAAATTGCCCTTTTCCTGCCTGAAGAAGAAACCTTCTCGAAGATAAGGTAATGAAGCCAGAAACACCGTCAGTGCTTCTCTGTCTGGCCATTTGCCAAGGCAGACTATTGCTTTATCCCAAAATTCGTAGGGCACCATCTTCAACCAACAATATCCAGGTTCTCGTTGCTTCTGCCTCTTACCTCCACGCTTACCACGCTCAGAAAGTACAACCTTCTTGACCTTTTGTTGCACTACAGGAATGTCAGCCGCCACAATAGCAGGCTCAGAACACAAAGTTTCTGAGGCAGCAGTAGTGGAAACAACTGAACAAACCTGTGGTAAGTCAATAGGCTCAACAGTCTTCGCTGTGAGCCGCGGCGGAACGATAACTTGATCCCAAGCGACAACAGCTGGTTCATAATAATAAACCTTCTGTTCCAACTTGGACGCGATCAAGGCTGCGACCATTGAGTCAACAGCTGAATCGGTCAACAACGGCATTTTGTCGAAAGGCCCGCTGGGCAAGAAAATTGGATCAGAATGTCCGAAATTCTTGCGATGGCGGACGTAGTTTGACTTCAAGGTAAGTCTCTCCTTCAAGTCACTAGGGAAATCGATCTTAGGCACTTCACGACTAACAAGCGCTACCATACAACGGCAGTCACATTTGTTAGGCTTCCTCTTGCTCAAACTAACGCGAACGTAATGACTCAGATAAGCATTCTCTTTACTGAGAACCGCACGAGTCCAACTTCTTGTGTACATACACAGTTGCCAGACACTTTGTTTGGTCTCAGAAAGCTTGCCTTTCAAGCCACGCGTAGCGGAAGCGAACAAGTCTTTGCCCACAAAGTCACTCACTGTACGATAACCCTGCTCCCTACAAACAGCTCGAACATCAACGTCCAAATCCTCGAAACCGGAAACCTTCATACAATTCGGCATCCACATTCCTCCTGGATCAGGAGGAAGTCTAGCCGTAGGAACATCGCCGCCTGGTGGCGGGTCGTTCCCACTCATGTTTAATGAGTTAGTA